TGGAATACCCAGTTACAGAACGATCCGCACCATGGTAAACCGTCGGCCTTCGTAAACTTTCCGTACTTGGTTAAGTTATCGCCTTCTTCGACTGTACCGACTTCGGCCAGTGCTACTTCTACCACTGCCGCAGCTGTTCCGATTGGATAGGTCATGGCGCGACTGGGAAGATCGCGGCTTCCGCTTGTCCGCCTTGGGCTGGAAGATCTCTTAGAGCTTGGCGATAAGTCGCCCAAGCTTCTTTATCTGTTGGAGCGTCTGTGTGCATAGTCCAGTCACTTAGTGCGAGTTCACGATTACGCCAGAGTTTAATCTGTTCCCATTTTTGCTCATTTGTAGCGTCTGGAAAAAGTGGATTAAAGATGAACGTCATTAAACTACCTCACAGCTTCCTTGTAGAACGATTTTATCGCCAGTTCCCCAAGTAAAGGGAACCGTAGCACTTGTTAGACTAAAAGTTCCAAAAGTTCCAGTCACGTTATCGATTCCAATGTAAACAAAATTATTCGCGCCATAAATGCCGCGAGCATAATAAGAAGCCACTCCGACATCTAAAACGCTTCCAAAACCCATGTTATTATCGACATTTGCTTGGACAAGATTTAAGTAAAATCCAGCGTTAGATCCTATAGAACTTGTTGATCCTAACGTGAAAGAAAAAAACCAATTTTTTAACTTTCCAATTTGTTGTTCTCTTGCTACGACTGTGCCATTTCCGACAGTTATGCCGCTATAAGATGGTGTCCAACTTACCCAAGGGTATTGATCGGTCGCTGTAGTCCACTTTAATCCAGTGCTTTCGGCTGAGTTTGCTACAAGCATAGTTCCATTTGCGCCCACTGCTAAACGAGCTGGAGTGTCGTTTGCTGTTGCACCAATAAGATCGCCCTTAGCGTCGACGATAGCGTTCTGAATTGCATTAGCGTCGTCCGAAGTTACCCAAGTAAAATCCATGTTCGTATTAGAAGCCTTGGATAAGACTTGGCCAGAAGTTCCGCCAAGTAGATCGCCCATCGACGTATCGATAGCGTTACCCAGCGTACGGATCGCAGCCGCGCCGTCTTTAACTAGGTCGGTGTCGTCTGGCTCTTCCCAGCCGAACAGCGGACTCGTTGCCATGTTTGCTCCTTTATGCGACTACTGTCGCTTCGTTCCAGTCAAGTGTAGAGGATAGAGTGTTCCAAGTTTCGGCGACATTCACTAATTCCCAGCGAAGAGCTTGCAAGCTGAAAGCTACTGGGCTAAGAGTAAGAATCAAGTCGAGACGATTAACTCCCGCCGAGAATGTCCAGCCTTCGACGAAGCCCTGAAAGCGTCCGAGAAGAATGTTCGGCGGAAGATCGATTATGTCCAGCGGTAATCCCATGAAGACGTTAAGAAGCGCGTCGCGATCTGTGTCGTCGATGTTGCTGTTTCCCAGCGTAAAAGCGATGGAATCGAATTGTGTCTGTGGGAATGCTCGAAGTCCTAGATAGAAGTCTGCTTGGAACTCTGCGTCCACACTGTTCTCTAAAGATGTTGCGACGGCGTGGGCTTGCTGACCATAGAGACCGATCGACTGCGTATCGCTGGCCGAAGCTTCCTGTCCGTTCTTATACTGGATCGTTACCTTATTGCGAACGTCTGCGATTCGCTTAATAGTCGAGATCGACGATGTTAGAGCTTGCTGAGCTGAGATTTCTGTATAGCCATTAGCTGCTAAGTATTGCGATCGATGAGTGCTGTCCGCGTATCCGATACGGCCAGAAGCGTCTTCATAGATGTAGCCAAGTCCGGAAGTAGCTAGAAGATTTATTAAAGTGTAGACGTCTGTCGTAGAAGCTGATCGATCTGTAAGTTCGTAATCACCTGGGCGATCGATCTCTCCTAGTCCCACGTTCTCCGCTGTTGCCCATGTCTGAGTCGGATCATAAGCTGCCCACGTTACAGCTGGCGCGACTTCGTTCCAGTTATTAAGTAGAAGATCTTCTAAGATTGTGTAAATCTGATCGCCGTCGAAGTCTTTAGATAAGACGCCTTCTGTAAGGCTGACTGGAAGCTTGGATAAAGCTCCGAGAGCTGTTACGCGGATAATCTGATTCGACTGTGATCCGCTGCTATTGACGACTGAGACTTCGATGTCTGTCACGTCACCGCCGAAGAGATTAACGTAAGCCCCTGTCGAATCTTTAACCTTGATTAAGACGTTATCGTTAACGTCGATCTGGATAGGAGATTCGTCTAGATTAAGAATCTGAACAGAACAGTAACCAGCTCTAGGCTGAGAATAGATGTCTGTTCTGCCAGAAGTAATCGTAAGATTAGCCAGCGTTAGATTCGTGTAATTTCCGCCACCGTTGATCGTTACCTGCCACTCGGGAGTCCAGAGGCTCATTACACGTTAACCAAGCTCGTATAACCACCACCGCCGCGAGCTGCGGAGCGATTGAGAACGTCGACCACTGCGCGAGCTGCACCTTCTGGATCTCCGACGATTCCCATGTTTATCGTAATTCTTTCGGCTGTTGACTTTCCGCCAGTAGCTTCTTCTCTAGCTGCCTTGGCGTCTTCTCTAGCTTTACGAAGTCTTTCGGTCTCTGCCTTTAACTCTTCACGACGTAGGATCGCCGCTTGCATAGCTGGCGAATAGTCGCCGATCGGCGCGCCTGTAAAGGTAGGCGAATCTGGAGTCGGAGCGAAGATCGATGTAGGCGTCCCAGTCTGGAATCCGCCACCGCCGCTAATTTGGCCACCGCTGCCATCTTCTCCACCGAAGAATAGTCCTTGACTTTCGCCGCCAGAAGTGAAAGAAGCATTACTAGCTCCGCCAGTCAAGAAATTACTTATCGGATTATTCTTAATGAAATCTATAAGTTTCTTTACAGCGTTAAAAGTAGAAGTCAAGAATCCCACGAAGTTAGAGAACGCTGTAACAAGTCCACCGATAATCGTTCCGATTCCCTGTAGAGCTACCTTAAACGCGCCGCCAAGGATCGGAGCTAGATAGTCTTTAATAAAGTTCCAGATTCCCTTTAGAAGATTAAAGAACGGCGTAAGTTCTTCGGAGTTAGCCGATACTGCTTTTCTAATAGTTCCGAACGCAGAAGCTAGTCCTTCGAGAATAGGCTTCACGATCGAAGTAATCGCTGGGATTATGTCGGACGCTAAGAACTTCCACCATGAAGTCAAGATCGGAAGTAGATCGTCGCGAATGACCTTAAAGATAGCCGTAAACGCTGGCGCCAGCGTTACGGATAATCCAGAAGCGAACTTCTGAATAGCTGGGATTCCTTTATCGACGAAGCTGGAGATTAACGGAGTGATCGCGTCTAGGACATAAGAGCCGACTGTCTCCTTAGCCTCGTCGAATGCAACAGTAAGACGCGCCATCTTTCCTTGGAAAGTGTCGGCTTGTTTAGAAGCTTGATTCTCGAAAGTCTTAGCCAGAGAAGCCGTAATCTCTTCCATCGACATAGTTTTAAGCTGCGCCGAAGTAAGTCCGATTCCAAGCTTTCCGAGCGCGGCTGTGTTACCTTCCGCGGCCTTAGCCATGGCGTTAGTGACTGCTTCGAGTGACTTACCACTTCCAGCGGCGACATCGATCGCGACAGCTTGTAGATCTTGTGCTTTCGTAATGTCTTTCGTCGCGCGCAGAAGTCGGTCTAGCGATGGACGTAATTCGTCGTCTGTTAATCCTGTAAGAAGTGAGGTCTTAGTGATCTGTTCTTCTACAGCTTTAATCTGTGAATCTGTGGCTTTAGTGACGTTCTGTAAAGATGTCGCGAGCTTCTTCTGAGCTGCTTCGTCTGCGATCGCTGACTTAACGCCATCGACCAGAAGCTTTCCAGCATAGGCGGCAGCTGCAACAGTGGCAGCGGCGAACGCTGCGGCGGCTACCTTGCCGAACTTACCGATCTTAGATGAGAAGCCCTCGACTTCATTCTGCGCGCCTTTAACGCCCTTCTTTAGTTCGTCGAAGTCGGCGTCGAAAGTTATCTTTACTTTTGGAATGCCAGCCATTAGTCGAGACCCGCTTTCTTAATTACGCCCTGAATAAGATCGATGTATTCTTTCGCGACGATTGGCGTGTAATAGTCAACAGCTGGAGCGATCCAGTACCCGCGCTTATTACGCGGAGCCTTAAAGCGATCCGTATAAGCTCGACCGATTGAGTCCGTACCACGACCGCCGCCGTATTCTGTTCCCCACAGTAACGCGCCCGCTGGAGCTGCACCCTGTCGGACTTTATTACCTTTACCGCTCTTAGAAGCTTCTCCGCCGTATTTACGACCGACCTTTTTAGAGCCGCCGATGTCTACGCGGATAAGTCGATCTCGTTTAGCGACGATCGTCTGAGCTACGAGCTTCGTCTGTGGAGCTGGCGCGCTCTGGGAGAACATCATAAGTTGACCCGCTAGACGCTTCGATAATGGAAGAGCTGCGTCGCGGATCTCGTTCTGTGTTTCTTTATCTAGAAGATTAAGCGTCTGGATCAAGTTTTTAAGCGCGGCTGGCTCGACCTCTATCGAGTAGACGCCCTTCTTACCTGCCATTCTGCCTCTCCAAGATCTCTATCGCCGTAAGTAAATCTTCTTCCGTCTTCCACTCGCTCATCGGAATACGAGTCGCTATAGCGACCTCGATTAAGATCCGATTTAAGCTTCCGACGCTCCAGCTTTTGGGACTGACTGCTTCGTGTTAATTGACTCCACAGTCTCGACCCAGACTTCGTAAGGCTTGACAGGATTCCCGCCAGCTTCTCGCTTCATGGCGTGATAAGCCAAGAAGTTAAGACCTTCTAGTCCTAGCTTAGATTCTGCTTCGTTTACTGTTGTCTGGAACTTTCGTTCCCACTTTACCCACTCGGGATTAGCCGCGACGTATGTCGCGACCTCTCCCGAGATGTAAGTAACTTCTAGCTCTGTTTTCATAATTGCTCCCGATTCTTATTCTTAGCTAAATGTCTCTGTAGGTGTTCCTACGACTGTAAAGCTCATGCTAACAGTCTGCGCGCTTGGAGATGTTCCGCCCACGCTTGGAAAAATTGGAAGAACGTTAAACGCGAAAACTGCGCCTGTAACAGCTGTCATAGATACTGCTAGAACAGTGTTAGGAGCTGTCTCTGCCGCAGACCATAGAGCTTCGCAGAGTGAATCTGTTGCGCCCCAGTCTGCAAGCATTTCGACGTCGAAAGTCCACTGCTTATCGACTGACTTATACGCTGGAGCGTAAAGAGTGTCGTAGCGGTCGATGGTGACGTCTGCGCTTAGTGTCGCGCTTGTCGCTTGCTCGTTATAGTTTTTGGTCGCGATCGTAACCGAAAGATCGCGCCCTGTAATTACGGTCGTGGCCATGGTCTATCTCCTAGTTTGTTTGAGTGTAGTAAGTGGACAGCTGAATCTCGCAAGCGAGAATCTCTGACGCGCCTATGTTTAACGGAATCGGATTCGATACGTCTCCGACTTCATACCCTGACGGTATAGCCGCCAGAATGCTAATTACGAGCTTCTCGATGTTATCGAGCGCGCTCTGATTATCGTAGATCGCTACTCCTACGGTCATTACTAAATTAACTTGGACTTTAACGTTACCTTTACCCAAGAAGCTCGGCTGTAGGTAGGGCGTGTTCGGAACGATTGCAGCGAACGGAACGATGGGCGACTCTGGAACGGAATCGTAAGTGTTAGCCGCTACTCCTTGGATCGCTGTCTTTAGTGGAGTTCGGACGCTAGTTAAGATCGAGCTGGCGGTCATTATCCGACCATCGTGTCTACGTCGATGTAATTACCCAAGAGGCCCACGACGCGATTTAACAAGCTGCGCCCCATGCGATAGCGACTCGAAGCGAAATCGAGACCTTCGATCTGACCGCCCGCAGCTGTGCGAGATTGGAAGACTTCGATAGATACGGCGTAGATGGCTGACTCGATGGACGAGTTACCGACGTAAAGAGTCGCAGCTGAATAACCGCTAAGAGTTGCTATT